TGTCGATATCAAAATGAAGACGGTACATTAACCCCTGCTGGCCTTAAACGCCAAGAAAAATTCGATAAAGAATTCAAAACCGCGAAAAAATTAGACCCAAACGCAACAGACGAAGAGGCAACTGACATTGCAAACAGAAGATTGCGCCTTAAAAAGTATTTAAAGATTGGGTTAGGCGTTACTGCTGGTGTACTTGTTGCATATGGTGGATACAAATTATATCAAACCTATAAATGGAATTCTTCCGAAAAAGATTCATTAACTGGATTACCTAAAATGAAACAACAAGAAGATATTTTTGAGTCAATGGCTAAAACAAATAACCATAAAGCATATAATCCATTAGGTTCTGCTGAATACAAAAACAACTGTGTTTTATGTTCAACCACAATGGAAGCACGTGCTAGAGGTCTTAATGTTGAAGCTGGTAGAGCTATGGGTAAAGATAAAAGCTTCTTAGAAGATATTTATGAGAATCCAAAGATTGTTCCACTAAATACAGCTGATCCACTGGCTACGATGTCAGCAAAAGAACTGCATCAAAAGCTTAATGAGCATGGGCCTATGTATAAAGATAAAATGCTTGAACAATTATCTAATAGTTTCAACGATAAAAATCGTACTGCAAATATTGCAAAATTTAACGATGAAATGAGAAAATATGGTCCTGGTGCCAGAGCAAATTTATTTGTTAGATGGGATGCAGATTACGGGTTTGGTGCACATAGTATTATGGCTCATAATGATAAAAATGGTGTTCTACATTTTCTTGATGGTCAGACTGGAAAAGAGTATGACCCCATAGTATTGTGGTCGACTGCAAATCCAATATCAGTAACAAGAACCGATAACTTAAAATTTAAAGTTAATTCTAATTCATTCAAAGAAGCATTTGACAAACATGACGCAAAATCAAATTTGAGTTCGTTCTCTAAAGGTGCTTCTAGAGCCGCTAAATATGGAGTAGCTACAACTGCAGTAGTAGCCTCTGTACTAGCTAGTAATGGAAAAGAGAACTTTAATGTGAATAGAACGACTAGGGAGGAGGCAAGCAATGATAACGAAAGACCAAGCACGAAAGATAGTAATTACGAAGAACAATGGGCGAAGTATTACCAGGTCGGAGACTAGTGGTGATGTATATATTTTTACATTAACACCATCTATTGACGATTTCTTCGATACAAACATGCGATGGGTTGACGGTCATGGTCAATATGGTGTATATACTCCAGTAGTTAACATTGCTGAAGCAAATAAAAATGAAACTAGCAGATAGATTAGAGCATGCTTGGAATGCTTTTATGAGTCGCTCTCCAACTGAGGTGAAAGATTCTTACAGTGGTATTTACTACTCTGGTATGAACCAAGCTCATACCCAAAGATTTATAAATTCTTCAAGAACTAAGTTATCTATGGTTGCCACACGTATATCAATTGATGTGTCTCAAACTAGAATTATCCATTGCAAAGTCGATGATAATGATAATTTTGTGGAGAAGATTAATGGAAGTTCTTTGAATAGATGTTTTGGTATTTCCGCTAATGATGACCAAACTGGAAGAGCATTTTTTCAAGACGTATGCATGTCCTTATTGGACGAGGGTTCTGTTGCTATTATTCCAGCAGTTACTGACTTAGACCCTATTAAGTATGGTGGTTTCAATATTTCAGAATTGAGAACTGGAAAAATTACAGGATGGTATAAAGATTCTGTTAAGGTAAAGTTCTACAACAAGGACACTGGTCGTTCTCAGGAATGCATATTACCTAAACGCATTGTTGCTATTATTGAGAATCCATTATATTCTGTAATGAATGAACCAAACTCTACGTTAAAGCGGTTAGTTCGAAATATCGGATATTTGGATAGAATTAATTCAACAAATAGTTCGAGTAAGTTAAATATGATTATGCAACTGCCATATGCTATACGTACCGAAAAACGAAGAGATATTGCTAATGAGCGACTTGATGATTTAACTAAACAGTTGACAGATTCTCAATATGGCATTGGTTATATTGATAATGCTGAAAAAATTACTCAGCTTAATAGACCATTGGGCGGTGAAATTCAACAGCAAATTAAGGATTTAACTGCAGAGCTATATAGCGAATTGGGTATGTCTGAAAAGATATTTGATGGTACTGCAAGTGAAGCAGAGATGCTCAACTATTATAACCATACCATTGAACCAATATTGTCGGCTATATGTGATGAGATGAAGCGTAAATTCTTAACAAAGACCGCTATGACGCAAGGACAATCTATTAAGTTCTTTAGAGATCCGTTTAGACTTGTCCCTGTAACAAGTATTGCCGGGTTTGCTGACACATTATCTCGCAACGCAATCTTAACTTCAAATGAGCTTCGTGGCTTGCTAGGATTTAAACCATCTGATGATCAGAATGCTGATACTCTTGTTAACAAGAATATGCCATTTGACCAAACGGGTATGAACCAAGCTCCACCACCAGAAGAGGAAGAACTTCCTGAAGATCAAATTCCTCAGATGACGGAAGAAGAGTTTAAACGAAGCGGGATGACAAGAGACGAAATCTTAGCATTGCCGGATAAAGAATACGTCGCGTTGATAAATAGGTTAAGAAATGAGGAACAATAAATCAAAATGGGAGGTAACTAGATGAAGTATGATTTTAGCGGTTGGGCTACTAGAAACGATATTCTATGTAGTGATGGCCGTACAATTAAAAAAGATGCTTTCGTTAAAAACGATGGTATGAAAGTTCCTTTGGTATGGAACCATCAGCATAATGATGCATCTAATATTTTAGGGCATGCACTGCTACAGAACAGACCAGGTGGTGTGTATGCTTATTGTTCATTTAATAACAACGAAAATGGTCAAACGGCTAAAGAATTAGTCCGTAATGGCGATATTACAGCATTGTCTATCTTTGCGACAGGATTAAAACAAGATCCAAGTCGCAATGTATTGCATGGTGATATCAAGGAAGTTAGTTTGGTTTTAGCTGGGGCTAACAAGGGTGCTTACATTGACAACGTATCCTTACAGCACTCAGATGGTAGCTACGAAGAAGTAGCTGATGAAGCATACATTTCATTCATCGAAGACGAGAGCATTTCTCACTCAGAAGTAGAGTATGAAGCTCCTGCTAAGACAGAAGAACCAGTTTTACAACATGCCGAAGAAGAGGCTAAAGGAGAAGAAAACGTGGAAGACAAGAAGAAAGCACCTGCTGGTAAAACAGTACAAGAAATTTATGATACTCTAAATGATGATCAAAAAGAGCTACTAAATTTCATGGTGGCAAAAGCATTAGAAGATGCTAAAGCTGGCGAAGAAGCCGAAGAAGAGAATGAGGACGAAGAAAAAGACATGAAACACAATCTATTTGACAGTTCAACAGAAATGTATGACGAGAATGTATTAAGCCATGCAGAAATCAAGAGTTATGCTAATGAAATTACACAAGCTGCTGTAGGTGATATCAAGCGCTATGGTTCATTACGTGACTCTGTATTAGCACATGCTGAAGAGTATGGTATCGAGAATTTAAGTTTATTATTCCCAGATGCTAAGAATATTACAGATTCTCCAGAATTTATTAAGAGACAAACAGAATGGGTTGCTAAGGTTATGAATGGTACACGTCATACACCATTTAGTCGTATCCGTTCCATCTTTGCTAACATCACAGAAGATGATGCTCGTGCAAAGGGTTATATTAAGGGCAAGTTGAAGAAGGAAGAAGTATTCTCACTCTTAAAGAGAGTTACAACTCCTACAACAATTTTCAAGAAGCAGAAGTTCAACCGTGACGACATTATTGACGTTACAGATATGGATGTAATTGCATTCACAAAGGGTGAAATGAGATTAATGATTGACGAGGAATTAGCACGTGCTGTTCTTGTTGGTGATGGTCGTTTAGCTTCATCTGATGACAAGATCGGAACAGATCATATTCGTCCAATCGCAGCTGATGCAGACTTATTTACTATTAAGAAGCAGTTAACTGGCGCTGATATTGCGGCTATTGCTGAGAAGTTTGTGGATGAATTTGTTATTGCTATGGACGAATACCGTGGATCTGGCAACCCAACAATGTTCATTCGTCAGGACTTATTTACACGCTTAATGCTATTAAAGGATAAGGATGGTCGTCGTCTTTATAAGACACCTGCTGAATTAGCAACAGTATTAATGGTTGGTGAAGTAGTTAAGATGCCTACAGAAATTATGGGTAAGAGTCTAGCAATTGCTGTTAACTTAAATGACTACACAATCGGTGCTGATAAGGGTGGAGAAGTTTCAATGTTTGAAGACTTCGATATCGACTACAACCAGCAGAAGTACTTACTCGAAACACGTTGCTCTGGTGCTTTAACAAAGCCATTCTCAGCAATTGCTTTCAGTGAAGAAAAGGTTACAACAACTGACGAAGCTGGTGGAATTACTGGTAGATACAAGCCAGCAGCTGTTACACCTCACGTTGGTGGTTAATTAAAATAATGGAGGTATCTAGGTATGAATAAATGGGTAGGAGTTATTGGTTTTGCAGTTAATGAAGAAACTGCACCTGGTGTATGGGAAGACACAATAACTGAGAAAAAACTTACTGGTGACATTATTGATGTCAGAGTTAGACGTAGTGACTCCCAGGATATTAACACAAACGTCAATGTCTCAGCTAAAATCTCGGTTGTTATTAATCCATATTTACGAGACCATTTAGACAAACTTAGATACCTTTCATATTTTGGTTCCTATTGGAAGATTAGCGATATTTCGGTTGAGTTTCCTAGATTGGTTATTAGTTTAGGAGGTGTCTATAATGGCCCGAGACCGAATTGAATTTCATAAGATGTTGCAGGATATTTTAGAAAAGAATAATAT